CCGAATGTAGTATTGTCTAAACCTATAATTAGATTATCATAATCCATTATGTTTGTACCTTCATCTGTCTCAACTAAAAGTAAATCACCAGAAGCAATAGAGAACGTCTCAGGTAGTTCTTTTACATTATAAATGAGATCTTTATTATCAACGCAAGGCATGCTAATATTTATGGGTATAACAGTTGATTCTAACACACTTTAGATTAAAATATTATGTATGGGTAAAGTAGGTGTTGGAATTATTACTTGCGATAGAACAGATATGTATGATATCTGCATAGAGTCTATTGATAAGAGTTGGTATGATGAGTTAGTTGTTGTGGATGATGGTAAGAAGGGTCATCCTAACCATAGTAGAGATGGTATATACATCCAGACAACAGGTGGTGAAGGTGTAGGAAAGGCAAAGAATGCTGCCCTTAAACACCTTATGGGTGAAGATTGTGATTATATTATTCTTATTGAGGATGATATGAAATTTACAGGAAATTTATTTAAAGAATATATAGATGCTTATGAACAAACCGGTATACACCACTTTATGTTTGCTTATCATGGCCCAGCTAACAAGGCGGGTATAAGTTATGGTAAACCTGTACCACGTAAAGTTATTGATTATGGTGATCATAAAATAGCTCTCAACCAACATTGTGTAGGGGCTGTTACCTTTTATACTAAAGAGTCTTTAGATGCAGTTGGTTTATATGATGAAGATTATACAAATGCATTTGAGCATGTAGATCATTCATATATGTTAGCAAAAAATAATTATAGTACACCTTATTGGTGGTGGGCTGACATTGCTAACAGCCTAGACTTCGTACAAGAGCAAAAATGTTCAGAAGACTCTTCAGCTATTAGACCTAGATCAGACTGGCAATCTAATATTCAAGATGCATTCGGGGTATTTAAAGAAAAGCATGGTGTTAGCCCAGTTCAAGTTCCTGATACACCGGTAGAAGACGTAGTTAAAACTTTAAAAACCATTTATAATGCACGATCTTAAAGACAAACTAACATTTCTTATTGCAGCTAAAGTTGATCATGAAGACCGTCTTCGCAATATTAGAACGACTCTATCTTATCTTAGGCATCACTTTAATGCTAATATTATTATTAGTGAACAAGATACATCAAGTAAGTTACACGATATGTGTAAGGCTTTTAAATGTAGGCATGTCTATATTGAAACCGATGAGTTTTTTAATAGGCAGCGAGGAGTTAACCTTGCGGCAAAAGAAGCAACTACTCCTGTTATTGCTCACTATGATGCCGATATTTTATTGAGACCTCAGCAAATTATTGGCGCGACTGAAGCTATCGTAAGTGGTAGGGCTCAATTGGTATATCCATATGATGGTAAATTTTATGATGTTCCGGAGAAATATTTTGATATTATAAATGCGACTAAAGATCTCACTAATGTAAATTTAGAAGAGTGTATTCTCTTTAATCCCCACTCTGTTGGAGGGGTAGTTATGTTTGATAGGGAACATTACTGGAAATGTGGAGGAGCTAATGAGCATTTTAAGAGTGTTGGTTATGAAGATAATGAAATTAACGCTCGTTTTAAAACTTTAGGAACAAAAATTATGCGTACGCAATGGCCTTTATGGCACCTTACGCATGCTAGAGGTGATACTTCTTTCAATCATAATCCTCATATTAATTTTAACCGAGATTATTGCTTAGAAATTCAGAGTATGAATAAATTGCAACTACAAGAGCATATTGATAAGTGGGATTGGCATAAAAATATTTTAGTATAATGATAACTTCAACGAGGATAGGTCGATATGGTAATACTTGCAACTCTTTATTTCAGTTTGCAGCTGTTATTGGTATGTCAAAGAAGACAAATATCGAATATTGTATACCTTATAACGAAACCTATTATGATGTTAATTATGAATGTAATAACTTTTCGATATTTGATGGTTTTAATTTAGATGTACCTGTTCTAGATTCCGGAATCCTTAATTTTAAGGAGGTAAATTTTCCTTTTGAATATGTTGATATAAAGGTAGATGATTTTACGGATATGATTGGCTACTTTCAATCAGAAAAATATTTTGAAGATGCAACAACAGAATTAAAGCGTCAATTACAGTTTAAAGATTCAGTTAAACATATAGTGGATCGTAAAATTACTGAAGGTGTATATCCTAACCCAGATAATTGTACGTCAATCCATGTTAGACTTGGTGATTATACTAAAAAGCGGGAGTTTCACCCTGCGCAACCAGCTAATTACTGGTCATATGCAAGTAAAATAGCATCATCTAAGCACTATATGATATTCTCTGATGATATAGCGACAGCGAGGAAGATGTTTGGTAATGTAAAAACATACTATTCAGAGGAGGATAACCCTTTTTCAGCCCTCTATCACATGTCTCTATGTAGAAACAATATAATTTGTAATTCATCTTTTGGTTGGTGGGGTGCTTGGTTAGGTGAATTGCAAGATCCTTTAAAACATAAAACTATAGTTGCACCGAAAAACTGGTTTGGTCCAGCACATAATTACGATTCAAAAGATATTATACCTGAAAGATGGACACTCCTTTAAAAATATATTTACAAGATTCTGCCTTCGCGCATTGTATTTTTTCAAACAATCCAATGCCACCTAAACAGTATACCGATAAAGTCGAGTGGGTACGTGATGGTAGTTTTACTGATCATGATATAGTTGTATGGACGGATATTGATATACCTAATGCTTTATATAGACCAGGTAAAAATATTGCATGGTTAGTAGAAGCATGGGATCATATTCCACATATATATGGATTCGTACTTAAACACTACGATAAATTTGAAGCTATTTGGACGCACGATAAGGAACTATTACAAAAAGTTCCTAACGCAATAAAATTACCATTTGGTGGTTGCTGGATAGATAGTTTTGATTGGGATATACACGAAAAAACTAAAAACTTTTCTATTATTGCTTCTGGAAAACAACAACATGAGGGTCATAAGTTAAGACATCAGATTATAGCAGGGGCTGGTAATAATATTGATGTTTTTGGTGGGGGGTATAACCCTTTAGATAATAAAATTGACGGATTAAAAGACTATCGTTATCATTTTTGCATAGAAAATATTAAACGCGACTATTGGTTTACAGAAAAATTAATTGACTGCTTTGTTACAGGAACAATTCCCATTTATTGGGGGTGTCCTAGTATAGGAGATTTTTTTGATACTGAGGGAATGATTATATTTAATGATATTATGGAACTTCCAGAGTTACTCAAGCAATGCACTTCAGAATATTATGAATCAAAAGTTGGTATACTTAAATCTAATTTTGAATTAGCTAAAAACTATAGGTTAGCGGAGTTGACTATTCCAAGCTTACTAAACTAGTTGATTATTCTAAAATATCATCTATAATATATGTAGATGAAAGTTCTAGTTACTGGAGGTCGTGGTATGCTTGGATGTCATATCCAAGATAAAATTTGGACTACAACACATGAGGGAATATTTGTTGGTTCGAATGATTATGATCTCACCTCACAGTTTCAAGTTCGTAAAATGTTTGAAGAAACAATGCCTGATGTGGTTATTCATGCTGCAGCAAGGGTTGGTGGTATTCAAGAAAATATAGATTATCCAATTGAGTTTCTTGAGCAAAATATCTTAATGAATACAAATGTCATTCACGAAGCTTATAAATACGGAGTGAAAAAGCTTATTGGAGTATCAAGTACCTGTGTTTACCCGGACGCCTTACCAGAGGATTATTACCCTCTAGAAGAGAATTACTTACATTTAGGACCTCCCACACCAACTAACTTTGGTTATGCAATGGCTAAAAGAGTAATGGGTACGCAAATCGAGCTATATAGAGAAAAATATGATATAGATTATTCAACTGTATATGCTTGCAATCTTTATAGCCAATATGACAATTTTAATAATGAAAAGAAAGCTCATTTTGTAACTGCATTAATTAAAAAGATTCAAAATTGTATAGATAATGACGAGGTCGTTCTTAAATTATTTGGAACAGGTAACCCGTTAAGACAATTTATACATGCAAGTGATCTTGCTGATATTATAGTACAGGGTATAGATAAAATAATTAAGACAGACTTTAATGTTGCTGGTGATGAATGCCATTCTATTAGAGAGATGGCAGAAATTGCTCTAGATGTTTTAGATAAGGATCTAATTCTGAACTTTGATACACTAATGCCTGATGGACAAATACGTAAAGATGCTAGTAATAAAAAGATGAGAGAAATATTTCCAGATTTTGAATTTATACCATTTGCAAATGGTATAGAGTCAGTCTATAATTCAGTATTAAATGAATAATACAGTAGAACTTTTAGGATATTATGGTAGTGATGAAGTTATTGCTTGCAGTGCATGGACATCAACTAGTAGAGATTTAAATGAAAAGAAACGAAAGAGAATTCCGAAGCTTATCAACATGCTTTGGTCCGAGGGACACGAGACCCCTTTTGAAAAGGGTAGCGTCCATTTCCTTGTTGATTGTGATATTGCCAGTCATATTCATTTACTTAAGCATAGATTATCTTCGCTCAATGCTGAGTCGGCAAGATACAAAGAGCTAAAAGAGGATAAAACGTTTATACCTGATGATTGGCCAGATGATTGGAAGATTCAATTAGAAGTTTATACAGCTGCAGGTAATACTTTATATCATGAAGCTATAAAAGAACTTGAACCAGTTTTAGGTCGTAAAAGAGCGAAGGAAAGCGCGCGATTTTTCAAGACGTATAACAGTAAAATTCAATCTGATGTTCTTTTTAATATGAGAAGTTTTGCTAACTTTCAAAAGTTACGTAATAGTGAGCATGCTCAAAAAGAAATTAGAGAATTAGCAGATGATATGCTAACGTTAGTTAAGAATATTAAAGGTAATCCTTTTGAACATACACTTGCAATCTGGAAAAAAACCTTATAATATAGGTATGAAACCTGTTAAGCTTGTATCAGATACAATTGATCGTGAAGATGTAGCTGGCCTTATTAACTGGCTTAATCAAAAAGAGATACCTCAACTTACTAAGGGTCCAATTACTAAAGAATATGAAGCAAAGTTTTCTAATTGGCTAGGTACAAAGAATTCTGTATTTGTTAATAGTGGATCATCTGCTATTCTTTTAGGACTTGCCGCTCTTAAGTTTGGGGGTAAGCTTAAGAATAATAAAATAATTATACCAGATTTAAGCTGGGCTACAGATGTTAGCTCACCTCTAATGCTAGGTCTAGATCCTATTCTTATTGATGCTAACGAACAAGATCTTTCAGTAGATCTTGACCGGTTAGAATGGATTTTCAAACGTCAGAATCCAGCAGCATTTATTCTAGTATCTGTTTTAGGTCTAGTACCTGATATGGATAAAATTGTTGAGCTTTGCGATACTTATGATGTTCTTCTTATTGAGGATGTCTGCGAGAGTATGGGGTCAGAGTATAAAGGTAAGAAGCTCGGTACGTTTGGTATTATGAGTTTTTTTTCTATGTATTACGGTCATCATATCTCTACTATTGAAGGTGGAATGGTTTGTACTAGTTATGATGAGATTAACGACTTACTTCTTATGATCCGTAGCCATGGATGGGATAGAGATCTAGATAATAATAGTAGAGATATATTACGATCAAATAATAGAGTTGATGATTTTAGTGCGCAGTTTGCTTTCTATTTACCGGGACTAAATGTTAGATCTACAGACTTGCAAGCTGTCATTGGTCTACGTCAAGTAGATAAGATAGATAAGTTTTCTGCAGCACGTAATAAAAACTTTAAATTATATCAAGAGCTTCTTAATAAAGAAGATAGTCTTTTGAATATTATCGATAGGGAAGACTGCTTTGTATCAAGCTTTTGTTATCCTATTGTTAGTTATGATAGAGATAAAATTGTAAACCGTCTTCGTGATAATGGAGTTGAATGTAGACCGCTTATTGCGGGTTCAATGACTATGTCACCTATGTGGCGAAGATTTGGAACAGGTCATACTAACATTCCCATATCAACTATGATCAATAAATATGGCTTTTATGTACCGAATCATCAAGGTATGTCGGAAGAGGATGTTAGAAATATTGTTAACTTAATTAAAGGATGAAAACAGCGCTAATAACAGGAATTAATGGGCAAGATGGATCTTATCTTGCAGAGCTTCTCCTAGATAAGGGATATGAAGTATGGGGAACTATTCGCCGCAACTCTTCCCCGGAGTATAATACCACTCGTATTGATAATATTTTTAACAGAGTTAAGCTCGTTTATGCAGACTTAACTGACATGTCGTCACTAGTTAGTGTCTTGCAGAAAGCTCAAGGCCCTCATGAAATCTATAACTTAGCTGCGCAGTCTCACGTACGTGTTAGTTTTGATGCTCCAATATATACAGCTGAAGCTACCGGACTTGGAACATTGAATCTACTTGAAGCAATTAGACTCACTTGCCCTACTGCTCGAATTTATCAAGCTTCTTCAAGTGAAATGTTTGGTAATACTATTGATGAAGATGGATTCCAGAGAGAAACTACTAAACTTAATCCTGTAAGCCCATATGGCTGTGCAAAAGTATTTTCTTACAACATCTGTAATAACTACAAAAACAGTTATGGTATGCATATTAGTAATGGTATTCTTTTCAATCATGAATCACCAAGACGTGGTATGAACTTTGTAACTAATAAGGTCGTAAATGGTGCAGTAGATATTAAGCAGGGTCGTAAGAAAGATCTTGTTCTTGGTAACCTGGCAGCAAGCCGCGATTGGGGGCATGCTAAAGATTATGTAAAAGCGATGTGGTTGATGCTTCAACAAGATGATCCTGATAACTATGTTTGCTCTACTGGAGTATCTCATACAGTTCAAAATCTTGTAGATTATACATTTAATGTGCTTGGTGTAGATACTAAGCTTGTAAAAACAGCGCACCAGTTCGAACGACCAGAGGAGCTTGAGCACCTTAAAGGTGACTCTACTAAGCTAAGAACTAAGCTTGGATGGAAACCAACATACACATTCGAGACTATGCTCGATGAAATGATATTTGTAGCTGCAAATAAGCTTAACAAAGACGTTGATACTAAAAAGTTATAGAATATAATAGTAGAAGAATGATTATTAAACAAGAAAAATATAATGGAGACTTTATTCATAAGCGTTTCGCGTATGAACAATTTCGAAAAGAAGTCTCCCCAGTAGGTAATATTGTTGCTTTCCGAGCACCAATGGATGTAACTGAGAATCTTATCGATCTTGAAGATACTCTTTCCGATGATTTTATTGCTTCAGAAGATGCTATTAACTTCTGTTGGGAGATTCCTAATTTAGGACCTCTAGGTGCTGTATCCTTTCAACGACTTCTTAATACAGAGATTGCAAAGTTTTTAAGTAAGCGAATTGATGCCCCTATTGAAATGGATGGTGATGATCTTATGGTGCAAAAGGTTTTTGTAGGCTCTGATGGAGAAGCACGTAAAGAAGGTAAAGTGAGTGTTTCAATTACCTATAGTTTAGAAAATGTTGCTGTTGGTCATACGGCAATTAATATTTACGCAGGTCACAAAGCTCCTGGTTTTGCTTTCTCATCTGAATTATCTGATGAAGAAGCTCAAGCGTTTATGCAAGAGGTTATTGATTATTTTAATGCAGAAGTAAAGGATCAATTTGTAGCTACTACAAAGATTGTTGTATAATGATTGTTAAATATTACGGAGTAGAAGATAACGTTTGTGAGTGGAACTACTTGCAAGGTATTATTAAACATCTCACAGATAAGGTTGATGCTCTAACACTTCATATTGTAAGCGTAACCCCTGAGTGGGATCGTAGAGATGAAGTTGTACTTAGTGAGGCAACCCGTAATGTTATACTCGCAGTACATGATGAATACATGACAGATTGCATTCTAGATGAATGGAAAAATCGTGATGATGTATTAGTATTTAAATCATATTTACTACCAGAACAAGAAGAGGTTAATGTTTTTCCACTACCATTGGGTTATAATAAAAAGCATAGTAAATTAAAAAATAGAACTATTAAAGAACGGCCGGTTGATGTATTTTTCTCCGGGCATATGGCATCACAAAATCGAGTGGATTATATGGATCCTATAATTAAGTTCTTTACTGATTTAGAAATTAAAAAAACTCATAAACACCTTAAGCTGGATATTAATATTACAAAAGGTTTTAATATGGGGTTTGATCCAGCGAAATATTCAGAACGTTTATATAACTCAAAAATAGTTATTTGCCCAGCGGGTAATGTAAGTATGGAAACATTCCGTCATTATGAAGGTTTACGTAGCGGTACTGTTGTTGTATCTCCTAGATTACCTCAAAATGAAATATATAAAGATAGTTATATTGTACAAGTGGATGATTGGGTAAATGATGCAGGTAATGTAATTATAGATTTGCTTTCTGATATTGATATGTTACAATTAGTTAAGGATCAGCAAGATAGTGACTATAATACACGATATAGTGTTAAAGCAGTTGCTGAATATATATGTTCTAAACTATGAATTTCTTTCAACTACAAAATAAATTATTCTTTTCTGATAAGAGGAAGCAGCCAGATTATTTAGACTCAGAAGGAGAGCAAGCATTTGTACCTTTTTTGCTTAATAGGTGGTTTTCAATGTATAGTAAAGATACAGTATCATTTGCAAATAATATACTTAATAAATATTGTGGTATATTTGATGATAAACAAAGAATGTATCGTCTTTATTATAACATAATTCCTAGACTTCAATTTAAACGTATTAGCTATATAAAGAAAAAAAAGAAAGATAAAACAGAAGAGGTTGAACATCTAGAACTTATAGCAAAAAATAAGCATATTTCGGTTAGAGAGTTAAAATCTTATATGGAAATGTAAGTTGATTATTTTAAAACACTAGCTAAATATCTATATGCCTGCACATGAAAGTATTGACCGTCTACCTTCTCAGAAACATCTAATTGACCTCTCTACACATAGTGAAGGTGATATTGGTCTTACGGATGATTTTGAATTAAATTTTATCTTTGATGATATTTTACTTGTAGAATATGTTGATGAGAATGACGAAGGTGAAATTCAACGCAATGGAATTTTTGTTCCAACCAATGCGATTACAAAAGCTTGGCGTAAAGCTAGAGTTATTCTTACTGGTCCGAAAGCTGAGTATGTTAAGGTAGGTGATGTTGTTATCTTCCCTAACAATCTAGGAGTTAGTATTTCTAATCTAGATATAAATGGTAAGAAACTTAAAAAGGGTATCTTCTTAAATGAGGATCGCCTGTTCGGTATTTGTACACTTAAGGAGTGATTATTCAAAGGTCAGCTTTAGACAGTATACTTTTGAATAATGTATGCGATGTTCGATTTGTAAGACGTGATCCGAGGCCGGGTGATGGTCCTACAAGACGAATGCTTTGCACGAAATCATACGATCTTTTAAATTCCGTAAACGGACGAACAACTCTTAACTACAGACCGCCAAAGGGACCAAAAAAGATTAACGAGGCAGCAGATAACTTATTAGTAGTATGGGATATCTTAATGCAGAATTATAGAACAATTAACTGTAATCAGGTTGACTTAATTAAAGAGATTCCTGCTTCAGAGTTCTGGCCTTATTTTAACGAAAACATCTACCCCATGTCAGCTGAACAAAAAGCTGGTTATCTCAACTCATGACTACTTCACTAGAAAATTTTTCTGAATATATTAAACCTTATTTGCTAGAAACTATAGCGATTAAGACTGATAAGAAAATTATTAGAAAGGGTAAACTTAAAATATTTCAAGTAAAGCAGCACTACGCAAGATTAACTTTAGAAGATGGTGAACGTACTCGTATATATGAAGTACCTTATCCTTATGATATTAGTAAAGAAGGTACTGTAACAACTCTTAATTATAAAACTAAAATATTTTTAAATATACAAGATTTAGATCTACAGGTTAAATTGTTAGATTCATCTAAGAAGTCAAAACTGTATGATGAGTTAGTTTACATTCTACCGCTAAGAGACGTTGATTAATAGAGTTAGTAGACTACAATTAGTTTAGTGATATCTAGACTACTCCAAAAATTCCCCGAAGGCTACGATCCTAATCCTTCGCAGGTAAAGCTCCTTAAAAATATAGATGATGCTTTTGATAATGGGCATAAGTTTGTTATTTGTAATGCACCAACTGGATCAGGTAAGTCGTTTATATCTAAAACTCTAGGTAACGTATCAGATAGTAGTAGTAAGGAATTTAGAGATATTGTTACTAGTTACTTAGCCTATAAACGAACATCCGGTGGATATAACTACGAAGAAGATTGCAATAACGAGAGAGCGTTTGGGACGACTGCATTAACTATAACAAAAGCATTACAAGATCAGTATAAAGAGTTGTTTGATGATGTAGAAGTCTTAAAAGGTAAGTCTAATTATCAGTGCGCTATTGATGATCGATACCCGGTAGATATTGCACCATGCTTACATGCACCTAGTCTTAAGCGTCAGTGCTGGGCTGAGTGTAAGTGTCCATATTACGAGCAGCGGAATAAGACTTTAGTATCGAAGTTTAATACTCTTAACTATAATATGTTCTTTGCTTTACCTGATCATCTTAAGAAGAGGCAGTTTCTAATATGTGATGAAGCATCTGAACTTGAAGATCAGCTTGTTAAGGAGTTTACTTGTGTTGTTGACTATGTCTTTTTGAGTAGATTGGATGTTAATATTAAACCATATATGAGTAGTAACTCTGCTGTTAAATGGTTAAGTGGTGTTGCTGTTGATATTACTGATAAGATTGAAGACCTAAAGGATATTATTGCTAACAAGAAGAGTAAGAATCAGAAAGCTATTCAAGATCTTACTTCGATGATGACACGGTTAATTAATATTCATAGTAAAGTGGAATTAGTTATTGACTCTTGGGATGAGTCAGAATATGTCTTTGAGAAAGATAAGCAGTCAATAACATTTATGCCTCTAAAGGTTGATAAGCTTGCGCATAGATTGTTTGAGTATGCTGATAAAGTCATACTTATGTCTGCTACTATTATTGACCCAGATAACTTTTGTAAGAGTCTTGGTATTACAGATTATAAATACGTTGAAGCTGAGTCAAGTTTTGATCCTAAGAAAGCTCCTATTATATGTAATCCAAAGTATAAGCTTAACTACCATACAATGGATAAATACTTACCACGTATTATTAAGCAGATTGGTGAGATATGCGCACATCATAAAGACGATAAAGGCATTATTCATTCACAGAATAACTCAATAACGCTTAAAATATCAAATATTTTGCATGATAGTAGATTTTTATATCGTGAACCAGGTGTTAGAAATGAAGAGATTCTAGAAGCTCATATGACAGATCCAGATCCTACTGTATTAGTATCACCTTCAATGTCATATGGGGTTGATTTGAAAGGTGATCTTGCAAAGTTCCAAATAATTGTTAAAGCTCCTTTCTTACCTACTAAAGATGTTCGTATTGAACGAATGATGAAAAATGATTTCGATTGGTATCAGAATAAAATGTTATGTTCCTTAATTCAATCATGTGGTAGAGGTGTGAGATCGAAAAAAGATGAGTGTATTACGTATATTCTTGACGGTACTATTGTAAATGCCATACTAAAGTCTAAGCATAAGCTACCAAAATACTTTGTAGACAGGTTTGTTTAATTAAATAATAGTAGCTTTGAAGAATTATACGTACAATTTTGAGATAAAAAATTTACTTACTCAGTTTACTGCTGCGTTTGATGACACAGTTATTAAACGTTATGATAGAAATGGTAACGCGCGCCAAAATGTTGAGGTAAGGTATGTTTTTGCTCCTAAGCAGCGTATCATGTATGATATAGTTAACAAAGCTCAAAACTTAACACTTCCAGTTGTTTCAATTGATTTAGCATCTATATCATATGATAATGATAGAGTGTTTAATAAGTTGAATAATTTTGAAAATTATCAAAGCAGTAATATTTCTACTTCAATTAGAACACCTGTACCAGTTAATTTACAAGTTAATATGTCCATAATGTGTCGGTATATGCAAGACATGGAGCAGATAGTATCTAACTTTGTTCCCTATACTAACCCATATATAGTTCTTGCGTGGGAGGAACCTACAGCACTATCTGGAGCGCCTGTAGAAATACGAACAGAAGTTTTATGGGATCAAAATATTACCTTAAATAATCCTACTGAGACAACCTATAGTGACAAGTTTAGAGTTGTTGGTGATACATCTTTTACTATTAAAGGTTGGCTATTCAGAAATGAGAATGAAATCTCAAGTCCAATATACTTTATTGAGCAAAATTTTGTTAATGTAGATAGTAGGTTTAACTTTCAACAACCGTTGTCATCGCTCGATTATGATAACTTCTTTACTAACTTATCGAGTATTGCTGAAACAGAAACAATAAATCTATCCGGTATACCAGAGTTAACTAATATATATTTTAATGCTTCTGGTTCCAATGTCATAGAAACAAATGGTGATCCAGTAACTATTGCAAAGTCTGCTTCAGATTTAGAAGCATATTCATATACTTTTCTTGGTGGTAATTATAACGAGACTGAGTTTGTTATGCTCAGTTCGAATGATACTAGCCTTTATACAAGCTTTACCGGTATCAGCACCCTATACACAGGCTTACTTTCAGGATTTATACTACCTAATTCAGCATGGAACGTAATTACTAATGATGTACTGAATATTACGTTCCCTTATCTTTCAGGATCAAATAGTAAATTTGATCTCATTATCAAAAACCCAGCAGGATTTACTACATCAGCTAATATCGCTGGATTCTACTTCATATCTAATTAAATATATACAATGGCTTCTTATTCTCCAAATCAAAATCAAGGTGACGGCAAAGCTTCTTCTTTCGGTAGAAACTTGGTTCAATACATTCAGAACAGGTTGCCATATGCTCAGACTGAAGATGACGCACTTAATAATAAATACAAATACTTTGCAAAAAATGGTACGCAAAGAGCAGAAGCTTTAGTTAAGTCATCCGTCTCTTCGTCTAATCCATACAATAATATTCCAATAGGTGACTTTGGTAAAGATAGTTCCTTTGCTGACGTAATGTATGCTAATCTTGACGCTGATAAAGGTGGAAGATTAAGAGATTATCGTATAATGTCAGCTTATTCTGAAGTGGCTGATGCTCTTGATGAAATTTGTGATGAATTTATTAATGTAGATGAAAATGGTAGGGTGGCTACTATTAACTATGAGAATATTGATCTAACAGTTGATGAAAAAAAAGATATTGATGAAGAATTTTCTAAATTTATTGACTTTTTCGAGCTCAAACATAAAGGTTGGCAGTACTTTAGACAGCTACTAGTTGAAGGTGAAGTATTCTTTGAGATGATTCTACATGATGATTATGTTAAAGAAGGTGTACTTGGCTTAATTAATATTCCTGCTGAGATTGTTGAGCCTGTTTACAATAATATTCAGAATATGCTAGTTAAGGGCTATATTTATAAAAAGCCAATTTTTAGCCCTACACAGCCTGATAAAGTTGAGAAGACGGAAATGATTCCTATGGAGCAGAATCAATTGGTTTATGTTAATTCCGGAGTTTATAATGATACAAAAGATTATGTTATACCTTTCCTTGAGAATGCTCGTCGTCCCTATCGTCAGCTTTCTCTTATTGAAGATGCTATTGTTATCTATCGATTAGTAAGAGCACCAGAACGTCTCGTATTTAATGTTGATGTTGGTAATATGGCTCCACCAAAAGCTGAAGCATATCTACGTAAGCTTATTCAGAACTATTGGGCACGTAAGACCTTTGATAATGATCAGACAAATGTTGTTAATAAATTTAACCCACAATCAATGCTTGATGCATTCTGGTTTGCTAAACGACAAGGTTCTGAAGGTACTTCTGTTACTCAGCTGCCCGGTGGAGCAAATCTAGGTGAATTAGCTGACTTAATGTACTTTATTAAGAAGCTATATAGAGCTCTTAAAGTGCCAACAACTCGTATCGATCCAGAAGATCGTACTGTTGACCCATCATCTATCTTACGTGAAGAACTTAAGTTCGCGAAGTTTGTTATTCGCCAACAACAGAAGTTTGCTGCAGCTATTAAGAAAGGATTCACTACTCACCTTAAACTTCGCGGTTTGTGGGAGGAATATAACTTGGCAGAGACTAATTTAGATATTGTATTTAACGTACCATCTAATTACTTTGAAATGCGTCAAAGTCAGAAGCTTGAGCTTAAAGCTGCTAACTTTAATAATTTAGCATCAAATGAATTTATTTCTACTACTTACGCGCAGAAGAAATATCTCGGTTGGAAGGACAGAGATATTCTCGCTAACAGAGAGTTTTTACGTAAGGATGCAGAAATGCAATGGGAACTAAGCCAAATTCAAGCCGGTGGTCCACTTTGGAAAGAGCAAATGGCTGCTGCAGCGAGCGGAGCAGATGGCGCAGTCGGTGGTGAAGGTGGAGGAGTTGCTGGTGATGGAGGTATTCCAGAGTTCGGTGGCGGTCCAGCTGCAGAAGCTGGCGATGCTACAGAAGCAGATGTTGATACAGATGTTGAGACAGATACTTCTGGAGCCGGGGCAGCTGATGATGTATAAACTCTATCGTGAAGGATTAAAGCTATAGTATTGTGCTCTATAGTAAATTTTACCAGCGGTTGCTGCCGTTGCTGACACTTGTGCGACATTAGTTAAGCCTCTGAAAGTAAACTGCTCACCTGCTGAGAGTATAAACCCGTTCAAAGCATCTGAATAATCATTATCATAAACTGTAAGAGTATTAGTTGTCCTATTCCATATAGTTATTTCCGAGCAAGGATGTCCACCTGTTAAAGCTAAACCTGTTGTACTAGTTGCTGCTGCTTCGCCAGGAATCGCGGCTCCGGTTAAAATCGTCATTGAAGTTTTAATATGTTGATTAAAAGACCTACAAAGATTAAAATTTACATATCCATTTTTAGATTCTGCATTATTAGCCATACAATTATTTAGTCATTGGCATAAATAATTACATGGCTTCCGCATGTGTTATTTCACCTTTATCGGCATTCTTATCAACAAATCTTAATAATAAGATTGATACGTATGATAGACTAGGTGATAGGATTAAAAGATCACTAGGATACCCACTTGTATCTGTTGAGATCCACTCTGATCAACTTAGAGAGAATATTCAAATTGCAGTTGAATATTTTACAAAGTATGCAGGTTATACACGTGAGTATATGATTTTTGACTCAAATCTATACGAGACAAACAAAGGCATTCGACTTGATATGCTTTATACATTAGCCAATACTGATTTGGATACTGCAGCTAAACAAGTTGCTGGTACTAACCCACTAGGGCCAAGTTCAGAATTTTATGGTGAAACTCCTGATATTACCTTTGTAGCTCAAACCGATGTACTCTCTTCTGTATTTTCTGCGCAAAGCTCATTAAGTGCTACATTTAAAGATGGTATCGAGCCTGGTGAACTATTTGATTATTCACTAGTTGCAAATATTACTGCAATTGATAACTCACTTGATAATCTGTCCGCTTTTAAACCTACTAAAAGAAAAACATTAACTCAAGAAGGTTCTGCTGCAGATGTAACTCAATATCAAAACGTTTTCGATTATGATGTAATGGATTATAGAAAAGTTATTGAGGTTACAGATTTTGAAGAAGGATCAAATACAGGTATTAATACTTTATTTACCCTTGAGCAAACATTAGCGCAACAAACATACTTTTCTTATGCGATGGGTAACTATGGATTTGATCTTGTATCTTGGTATACAATGAAAGAATGGATTGATACTCGTGAGAAAGTGTTAGCTTTAAGAAAGGATCTACAGTTCGATCCACGTACACAGTATTTAAAAATGTATCCACAGCCAATAACAGAAAGATTTTACGGGGTTGTTTCTTGTTATATTGAGCGACCTATACGAGATGTTATTAAAGAGCAATGGGTATATGAATATGCATTAGCTCTATCAATGATAACTGTTGGTAGGGTTAGAGGTAAGTTTGGTAGTGTTAACTTACTCGGTGGTGGAGCTCTTAATTATGATTTACTTAACGAAGGTACTCAAAAGAAAGCAGAATTAGAAGCTAAGCTACTCGAAGGTGCTTCTCCAGGTATGGGTGATACAGATCCAGCTCTATTTATTGTTGGATAATGAAGAAAAATTCTAGATATAGGCAAGGTATATTTGTACCTAAAAATATCGATAAATTTATCGGTGAACGTGCTATATATAGATCTGGTTTAGAATTAAAATTTTTTCGATTCTGTGATAATAACCCTAAAGTAGTTAGGTGGGGTAGTGAAAATGTTGTTATTCCTTATTATAACCCTCTAACAAAACGTAATCATAGATATCATGTAGATAATTATGTTGTTATTAAAGAGGGTAATGCTATTACTAAATATCTTGTAGAAATAAAGCCATATAAACAAACTTTAAAACCTACTACAAAATATAAACAGAAAAAACATATTATATATGAGCAAGTTCAATTTGTTAGAAATCAAGCTAAATGGGAAGCTGCAAGAAAATATTGTAAGGGTAGAGGTTATAAATGGTTAATATTAACAGAAAAAGAGCTTTCATAGCTTTCGGGCATAAATAATAGTATGTCACTTAAACTTAATCTAGTATGTGAAAATCCTGATCTTAATGATCAATTTGAGATCATTGAAGAACAAACTAATAAAGATTCTCCATCAAACCTTTTTATTAAAGGACCTTACATGATGGCAGAAGGAGTTAATAAGAATAAAAGAATGTACCCTCTGCATGAGTTAGAGCGGGAGGTCGCTCGTTATAATGAAGAGATGGTTAAACCAGGTCGCGCAATGGGAGAGTTAAACCATCCATCTACAGCAGATGTTGATCTTGAACGCGCGTGCCATATAGTAACTGAAATGACTCAAGATGGTAATATCTTTTACGGAAAATCTAAAGTATTATCGACACCATGCGGTAAAATAGTCCGTGCATTAGTAAATGATGGGGTTAAGGTTGGTATGTCATCTCGTGCACTTGGCACTCTGGAAGAGGGCAGAGAGCATAATACAGTCAAAAACATGAATCTGGTTGCTATCGATTGTGTTGCTGATCCTTCATATCCTAAAGCTTTTGTAAATGGTATTTTAGAATCAAAGCAATGGGTACTAGCTGATGATGGTAAATATGAAGAGATTTATGACAACTTTGAAAGAGCTGTGGGTAAGCTTCCTAAGAAGGAAGTAGAAAAGTACTTACTTGAAAGGATTATGTCATTCATTAACAAAATTTGATTTTAAAAAAAACTTTAATAAATAACAACATGGCCGAAGAAAATACAACCAAAAACAAGATAGTTAGGTTTATCGATGCTATTTCTGATAAAAACTACGCTGCCGCGAATAAATATTTACAATCGGCTGTTAACGATAAGCTTGAATCAAGAATAAAACAAGCAGCAGAAAAACCACTCTTTTAAATTATGAATAAAGACCTATTACCAAAAGAACTACAAGATGTCCTCACCGAAGAGAGCGTGAGCGTCATTGAAACGGCTCTTAAAGAGAAAGTCGAGCTTTCTGTTGAAGCAGCCCTTACAAGCCAAGATGAACTCTATGCTGAAAAGCTTGAAGAGCTGGTCACACGAATTGATAGTGACCATACTTCCAAGATGCAAACAGTTGTTGAAGCTGTAGATAAGAATAATGCCAATAAGTTGGTACAAGTTATTAAAAAATATGAAACTGAACTTAACGAAGGTGCATCTGATTTTAAAGAGCAACTAGTTGAGTCTATTTCCAGTTATATTGAAGAGTATATCGACGAAGCAATGCCTGTAGCTGCTATTGAAGAAGCTACTAAAAATAAGACAGCATACTCCGTCCTTACTAATCTTCGTTCAGTACTTGCTGTTGACTCTTCCCTTATGAGTGAGTCAGTTAAGGAAGCTATTGTAGATGGTAAATCTCAAATTGATGAGCTCAAGTCCGAGTTTGAAAAGATCAAGCAAGAGAATGAGCATCTTAAGGAAGCATATGATAAGACTAGCGCAAAGCTTGTTCTTGAGCAGAAAGTCTCAAGCTACAGCGATAAGAAAGCTAATTATCTTAAGAAAGTTTTAAGTGATAAGTCAGCTAAGTTTATCACAGAGAATTTCGAATATACCGCACGTCTCTTTGACAAGAAAGAAAAAGAGCAACTTGCAGTTATTCGTGAGGAAGCCATTAGTAATCGCACTGTGAAAGCTGATGCTCCTAAAATCGTTGAGGAGAAAGTAAAACCTTCTACACCAGAGAATCCGTATCTTGCGGGTCTGGACAAGATGAAATAATTTTTCACCCTGAACAATGAGACATGAATAGTGTCTGAGTAACTTGGGAGCTAGTCCCATGAAAGGTCGAAACAAAACAAAAATATATTATTATGAACAAACCACAATCATTTATTGATCAGGACCGTGCTGCTACTCTTTTGGAGAAGTGGGCACCAGTCCTTGACTATACATCTGATAGCGTTAAAGCTATTGAAGATGATCATACCCGCCTTAATACCGCGGTCCTCCTGGAGAACCAGGAGAAATGGTGTATCGAAGAGGACAACTCCACTGGTGGTGGAGCTCTTGGTGGATCTGCTCAGGGTGGAGTACAATTCAACCCTAACGTAGCAGGTGGCTCCAGCTCAGCCGATACATATGCCCCGAACGATGCTCGCCTTCCTAAGGTGCTTATCCCAATGATTCGTCGTACATTCCCAGAACTTATCACTAACGAAATCGTTGGTGTTCAGCCTATGAGTGGACCAGTTGGTCTTGCATTCGCTTTGCGTTATGCTTACCAAAATGAGTACCTAGGTACTGGAATCGATGGAAAAACCCAAGCTGCTGCAGGCGGACAAGCTGCTAAGACCCCAGGTCTTTCAGGTTCTGCTGGCCTTCCGCAGACTGAACTCGGATATCAGCTTCTTGATACCCGCTTCACTGGTGCCAGCTCTGCTGACCTTACCGGAGATGCTGGATATTGGGCTTTCGCTGATCAAGACAAAGGTGTCGCACAGATCCTTTCTGCTTTCGAGATCACTGGAAACATTCCACAGGTTGAAGTTAAGTTCGAAAAGACTGCTGTTGAAGCTGGTACACGTCGCCTCGGCGCTCGTTGGTCAGTTGAACTTGAGCAGGACCTTAAGAACATGAACGGAATCGACATTGACGCTGAGATCACTAATGCCATGAGCTACGAGATCCAAGCTGAAATCGATCGTGAGATGCTTATGCGCATGATCCAGTCCGCACTTGGTGCTGGATATGGACCTGGTTTCTCAGTATGGAGCCCTGCTTCTGCTGATGGTCGCTGGCTCGTTGAGCGTAACCGTGACTTCTACCAGCGCTTGATTATCGAAGCTAACCGCATTGCTGTACGTAACCGTCGTGGTGCTGCTAACTTCGTTGTTGCTACTCCACGTGTATGTGCTATCCTTGAGATGCTCCCTGAATTCCAGTGGGTACCTGTACAAGGTGATGTAAATACACAGCCTGTTGGTATTGCCAAGGTTGGATCACTTGGTGGACGTTTCAACGTTTACCGTGATACACGTACTGAAGTTCAGTCTGGAAACTACTCACCTACCGTATATGGTGGAGGTACTTCCAACGTTGAGTACGCACTTCTTGGATATAAGGGACCTGAGTTCTATGACACAGGTATTATTTATTGCCCATACATCCCAGTTATGGTTCAGCGCACAATCGGACCGAACGACTTCGCACCACGCGTAGGACTTCTTACCCGTTACGGTGTTGTTGACAATATCTTTGGTGCTAACCTTTACTATCACGTCATTATTGTACAGAACCTTGGTGCTGAGTTTACTCCAGGATCAAGTGCTGTATACTTCTAAGATTTATTAGTATTACACTATTAACCAGAGCGGGTCCAGAAATGGACCCGTTCTTTTT